GAGCTACGACGATCTGGTTCAGCACTATGGTTGGCTGGGGCCGCAGGACCAGCATGTTTACGAGGTTCTTCGTATCAGCTACGACGAGGCGCGCTACATCCGGGCACTGATTGCTCGGGGCGAGGACCTGACCAAAGAACCAAGGATCAAGGTCAGTACGTTCCATGCCATGAAGGGCGGCGAGGACGACAACTGCATCGTGTACCTTGGTGCGACGTGGTCGTGCATCGAAAGCAGGTTCCCGGACGACGAGCTGCGCGCGCTTTATGTTGCTGTCACCCGGACCAAGGAGAACCTATACTTGCTCGAGTCGGACAAAAAATACAGGTATTACCTATGACCAGAGACGAGATCCTCGACACCGCTAAGCATTTGATCTCAGGACCAAGGGCCACGGACTACGGGGATGCGAAGGACAACTTCGATCGCATTGCCGCCGGCTGGAACATCATCGTCGAGAACCTCGATGGTCCGATCACGGCCAAGCATGTGGCGTTGATGATGGATTGGGTAAAGACCGCCCGGTTGCTGGAAACAATAGACCACGGCGATTCGTGGGTGGACAAGTGCGGGTACAGCGCGCTGGGTGGAAGCTTTGGTAAGGACTGACATGCAGGAATCTCTTTTCGACAAAGACCACTACATCGCCATACAGATGAACGAAGGCGTGGAGCTGGAGTGGCACATGCCCTCGGGATACCCGGATCTAACCGGGTACAAGCAGATCGCCATCGACCTCGAGACCTGCGACCCGCGCCTGACTACGTTGGGCCCGGGTTGGGCTCGGGGTGACGGGTTTATCGTTGGCATCGCCGTGGCTGCCGGAGAGGAGTCTTGGTATTTCCCGATCCGTCACGACAACGGGCACAATCTCGACCCCAAGATCACGATGAAGTGGCTCAAGGCCCAGTTGGCCACGCCTCAGATTGACAAGATTATGCACAATGCCACCTACGACTTAGGCTGGCTCTGGGCGGAAGGGGTTAACGTTCAAGGCCGAATCATTGACACCATGATTACCGGGGCTGTGGTGGACGAGAACCGCTGGTCCTACAGCCTGAACAACCTTGGCAAGGATTATCTCGACGAGCGCAAAAACGAGAAGCTGCTGCGCATAGCCGCCGAGGAATGGGGCATCGATGCTAAGGCGGAGATGTGGAAGCTGCCGCCCAAATATGTCGGCCTCTACGCAGAGCAGGACGCGACCATGACGCTACGCCTGTGGGAGCGGTTGAAGATTGAACTCGACAAGCTGGATCTTTGGAGCATTTGGGAGCTGGAGACCTCGCTTATTCCGATGATGCTGGACATGCGGAAGATGGGTGTTCGGGTAGACCTCGACGGCGCGGACAAAGCGCGCCGTATTCTCCGCGACCGGAAGAAAGAAATCTCCAGCTTTATCAAAGACAAGACCGGCGTGGCCATCGAACCTTGGGCGGCGGCATCCGTGCAGAAGGTCTTCGATGCGCTGAACCTGCAGTACCCCAAGACCGAGGCCGGGGCGCCGTCGTTCACCAAGCAGTTCCTGTCAGCCCACCCTCACGAGGTCGCGCAAGCAATCGTGCGGCTGCGAGAGACAGACAAGGCCGACAGCACGTTCATCGACACCATCCTGAAGCACGAGCACAAGGGCCGGATTCACACGGAATTTCACCAACTCCGCAGCGACGAGGGCGGCACGGTAACGGGCCGGTTCAGTTCTTCGAACCCGAATCTCCAACAGATCCCGGCTCGCGACCCGGAGATCAAGAAGATGATTCGCGGCTTGTTTGTTCCGGAGGAAGGCTGCCAGTGGGGGTCGTTCGACTATTCCTCGCAGGAGCCCCGCCTGCTAGTCCACTTTGCCGCCAGCATCCGCGGACAGAACCGGCACGACATGATCGACAGCGTGGTTCAGGCGTATCACGAAGGCGACGTAGATTTGCACCAGATGGTGGCAGACTTCGCTGGCATCAGCCGCAAGGAAGCCAAGGTGGTTAACCTCGGGATCATGTATGGCATGGGTAAGGGCAAGCTTGCCGGACAGCTCGGCATCACTGAGGCAGAAGCCTCAGATTTGCTTTCTACACACCACGACAAAGTGCCGTTCGTAAAAGGTTTGGCCGACCTCGCAATGCAGCAAGCCGCTAAGTACGGGGTCATCCGCACCCTGCTCGGGCGCCGCTGCAACTTCCACCTGTGGGAGCCGAGGTCCTACGGCTACAAAAAGCCGCTCCCCTTCGAAGAGGCAATGAAGGAGTACGGCCAGCCTCTGACAAGAGCGTTTACTTACAAGGCCTTAAACAAACTGATCCAAGGATCGGCGGCCGACCAGACCAAGAAGGCGATGGCAGACTGCTACGCCGAGGGTCTTCTTCCTATGCTCACGGTTCACGATGAGTTATGCTTCTCCGTAGAGAGTTCGGAGCAGGCGGCCCGGATTAAGGAGATCATGGAGACCGGCCTCTCCGACGTCTTAAAAGTCCCGTCCAAGGTGGACGCGGAAATGGGCGCCAATTGGGGAGAGGTCGGATGATCGAAGATTTTAAATCGCTGGGCTTCAAGGACATGCACCCCATGCAGGTTGAGGCGCTCCTTGAGTTGATCGGGATTGCCTTGAACCTTGCCTCACTGTCTGAGGACAATGAGATCTTGGAAGACACCACTGCCTATTGCGATGAGCTGGTCAAGCTCTTCGGCGGCAACGGTGTGCGTCTCTCCGTTGAGGTAGACGTTTAAGCTCGGCCCGTAGCCTGCGCAATCTGCATGTTGGCTGCCTGCTCTGCCGGGGTGTCTCCCAATAGGGCTGGGCTAATCGGTCCGGTTGGCCGAGGCTGTGCCGCTGTCTGCCGGAACGGATCAACGATGGGTGGCGCGCTGGGTGCAACGGCTGGAGGCTGCGCCGCGCCTTGTTGGAACGGGTCCACGATGGGAGCCGCGCTGGGCGCAGGCCTCGGCTCGACGGAGACCGGCCCTTGATCCAACGGAAGGTTTCTTAGACTCCGACGAATCTCATTGATTTCCTGCCGAGGGAAGCGGTCGATTGTACCGGCTCGTCTCATTTCCCGGAGATTGTTGGGGGTAATATCGAACGGCTCAAACTCTCCCCGAAGGATACCCTTTGCACCGCTGACGTTGTTTTGCCTCAGAACTCGTCTGATATCTTGATTAGACATCCCAAGTGTACGTAGATCCTCAATCATCTGGAAGTACTGGCGGTCAATGCGAAACTTGGCTTCATTGGCGCGGACATACGCATCCAGAAAACGGTCCGACGTAGCGTTGAAGTCGTCCGTCACAGTGTTGAAAATGCTTCGCGCATTTGTCTGTCCCTGCTGCATGCGGAAAGCACCAAATTCCAAGCCCTTTTTGGGATCAAACTCCTGCACCGTTAGACCCGTGATCTGGCGTAGTAGTTCGGTTTGAGCGTTACGCTCCCGGCCCAGCTTGTCCATGGGATCAACCAAGCCGGGGGCCACGCCTCCCACTACACCGCGAAGGAATCGGCTGGGCTCTGCGACACCACCAGATATAGTTACCGGGATAAGGTTGGGCAGCATCGTATCTACGACGTGCATAAACATCTTCTCGCCTTTTACATTCCAACTATCTGCCGGATTGTAAACGCGAGCGCCCGTTGCAGTGCGGCCGCCTCTCAGGGATATATCGATCAGAGCTTCAGTGAGCATAGCCTCTGATAGAAAAGGTGCGAAAAACTCGCCCAGTGTCCCGACAACCACATCAAACGCGGCTTGCCCCGGGTCTTTACCGACTTCGGCTGCAGTGTCGAGTTCAGTGATCATGCGGTTCGCAAAACGAAATAGGCTGTCATAGGGGTTAGATGTGCTAAAGTTAGCAAACTGAAGTTTGCCGTCTTCGGTGTAGCCCATTGGGATAAGGACAGAACCTTTCTCCCACGGCGCGCCAAACGATCTTTTGTATGCGTCCATTACATCCTGACCAACGCCTGTGACCGCAGATGCAAGATCGAAGATTGCGACGGGGGCAACTGCAGCGACTGAGGTAAAGCCAATAAGGCGCTGCCGACCGCGAGCTTGGATCTCGGGGATGTCCGACGCCATGTCGTCCAGCGACTGCTTCACGATATTAAAGCCCGTGCGATACATTTCAGCCGGGAACGTAATAAAGTTGCCGACCGGGAGCTTGCGGCCAAATTGGATCGCCTGAGACCCACCGGCTTTGGTGTAGTTTGGCACGGTGTCCCGCACGATCTGAGCAGCCCGGTGCTTGATAGCCTCGTCTAAATCAAAAGGCTTTCCGCCCTTTAATGCATCTGGAATATCCGTTCCGTTTTTTGTGAGGTAGTCAATCTGAGCCGACTGCGGCTGGCCTTTGAGCGCATGCCGCAGCTTCGCCTGCTCCGCGTGGTAGTTGTAGTATTTCCAAAAATCGTCCGAACCTTGGTATGCTTTTTCAAACGGCGAAGTGAATTTGCCGATACCTTTGGCAAGTTTTTCGCCAACAACCGGAATACTTTCGACCGGGTTTCTTGGCGCGCGGGTTGTCATGCCGACGCCTTTTTGAAGCGCGTCCTGTATTTCGCGCAACTGCGCACCAGTGCCCATTACACCTCGACGCTGAGCGTCCAACATGTCGTCAAAAACAGCGTCGGAACCTTTGTTGGTAATGTTTGCAAACACAGCTTTCGATGCATCCACCAAACTGCCGCCGCGACCAATAACGGGGACATTACCATTCGCAAGGGCAAAACTAATCGCAGTGGTAAAGTTGCGGACCTGCGTGATAGGAGAAAGCACCGTCTTGCTGTACTGCGAGACACCTTTTGCCCGAAGAAAAGTGTTGAGCAGACCCCGCGTAATCAGGGAACCAAAGCTGTCTTCTGCCAGAACCTGATTCGTTAGATCTTTATATACCGACGAGGGGACGTAGAAGTTATCCAAGCTACCCCAGCCCATGCGGTTGAGCAGTTGTTCATCAGCGCCCGGAGCCTTGCCCACAGCGCCGACCATGCTAGACACCCCGTCATCGCCCCCGAGCTTTACGTAGCCGCGGTCTTTCAATGCCTGCTGCTGCCCTTGAGAAAGATTAGAGGCATCCACAAACAACTTACCAATCCCGGAATTGTTTTTTGCAAGGTCTGCAATCGTGCCGTAGAAGTCATCTACAGCAGAGAACTGGGCAAGGTCTGCAATCGTGCCGAGATAAGCTTCTCGGGGGTCATCTATCTCCCCAAGCAACGCGCGAAGAGTTTTCGGAATTTGTTCTCGCGAGATAAACATACCCGCATCAAGCCGGTCTTTAGCGACGCGACCACCCTGCAGTCTTTCGCGGCTTCGAATGCTGTACTCTTGTAAGAAACCTTCTCGAGCTTTCTTCGCAACCTCGTCGGTGACTTTTGCGCCCAGCTTGATGGTAGCCGTCTCGCCTGTCCCGGTCTTGGTCAAGCCGTTGGCCTGCAGAAACTGCGGGGTGAAGATCTCATCAAACGTGTCTCTTTGCGCCAGCTTTGTGAGCTGCTTCTCTGTAGCGCTGCGGTTGACACGAAAGAAGTTGTCGGCAGCATCTACTGCTTCCTTTGTCGGCGTGTATTTTGCATCCTCAAAAATGCGGTAGCGCCGGCGCATGTAGGAGTTCAGGCCCTCGTCAATAACATCTTTAATCTGGCGGCCATCCTTGGTTACAAAATTGTTTTTGTTTA